AAACTAATAATTACAGAAATCGTTGTGGGCGTCTGTTGGATACCTCTTTTATAATATACTGCTGCCGGCCAGCCCAGCCGGTTTATATTACATATTTGCCAGAGGTGATTTGATGCCAGCCATTATTAGAGGCGACAAGACATGCAGCAAGTGTGAAAGTAAATACTTCTCCAAAAACGCTACTAAAGATATGAATAAGCATAATCTTTGCTTTGATTGCATACTTGCTTATCATAGATATATTTTTGCTGATGATAATGACATAATTAGCCTGGAGGATTGGAAAGATGGCAAAGGAATGGGCTAAAAGTTTTTATAAGAGTAAAGAATGGCAAGAATGCAGAGAGGCTTATATCACAGAAGTGAATGGACTGTGCGAGAGATGCCTGGAGAATGACAAGGTCAATCCAGGCAAAATAGTTCATCACATTGAATACTTAACTCCTGACAATATTAATGATCCAGAAATTACTCTTAGCTTCGACAACTTAGAATACCTATGCTTAGACTGCCATAATGAGGAACATGGAGTAGGGGCGAGTGCGGAGGTAGTTAGACAAGGATTAATGTTTAACAGTCATGGAGAACTGATTAAGGAGGGATAAATAATGAGTAAATTTTTAAGCGATCAAAATAAAAATAGGTTAGAACTTCTATTTACTTATTTAGATTTATTATCAAATACAGAAGTTGAATCAGAAGCAGACAGAAAGAGAAGAGTTTGTGATGAGATTGAAAAAATTTTAGACATTGAAGAAAAGCCTGAAAGTTATTTAATAAAAGTTAGAGCCAGTGGTTGCCCTGAAGAAATAGCAAACGTTTTGGAAGAAAACATGTAGCCCCCCTATTTTTCTCGGGGGTGGTGGCTGCTTGGGGACCGAGAGGGGATACACAATTAATACATATCAAGCTCACGAGGGGGGTGTGGTATAAAATGTCAAAATCAGCAGCCAAAAAAAGCGAGTTTTTAGAAAAAGATAAACGAGTTAGAAAAGAAATAGAGAGATTAAAAAATATTTTGGAAGATTTAGAGATAGATAGCCAGAGAATGGATATAGCACAATCGCTAATTGGAAATGCTGCATTTATGGCCATAACTCTCCAAGACTTGCAGGATGAAATTAATGCAAATGGGGTTGTTTCAAGGTATCAAAACGGAGAAAATCAGTGGGGAACTAAACAATCACCGGAGGCAAGCACTTATATCTCATTAGTCAACCGGCACAATGCTGTAATGAAACAATTAATCGATCTACTGCCAAAAGAGGATGCTGGAACCCCTGATCAAGATATCATAGAGAAATTTGCTGCATCGAGGCCTGATTAAATGATTGTTAGATGTTCGGGGACTAAAAATGATGGCAGTAGATGCTCCAGAGAAAAAAACTTTGATAGTCCTCCGGAAGAATGGAGGTGCTGGCAGCACCCAAAGAAAAATAATAATAAACCAAATAAAAAAACTAAAAAGAAGAGTAAATATAAAAAATACCCTTTGAGCTATAACCCTATCATAGATTATTACAATAAAATTAAATCTGGCGAAATTATAGTATCTAAAAAAGTTAAAAAAGTTTATAAAAAATTAGTTAATGAAATTGATGATCAGCAAAGCAAATGGGAATATAGTCCCGGCCATGCTAATCATGCAATTGAGTTTATAGAAAATTTTTGCAAGCAATCAAAAGGTAAGTGGGGCGGGAAGCCACTTAAATTAGAACTTTGGCAGAAGGCTTTTATAGCAGCTATTTTTGGGTTTATTCATAAAACTAACAGAACAAGAAAATATAGAGAAGTATTATTAGTCGTTGCCAGAAAGAATGGAAAATCAACTCTTTCATCGGCGATTTCTTTATATCTTCAAGTTGCCGATAATGAACCAGGGGCCGAAATATATGCGGTTGCTACAAAAGAAAAACAGGCCAAAATAGTATGGTCAGAAGCTAAGAAAATGGTTAAAAAATCACCATTCTTACTGAAAAGCATTAAACCTTTGGTTAAAGAATTAAAGGGCCGACATAATGATTCAACTTTTGTGCCTCTCGGGTCTGACAGCGATAGATTAGACGGGCTCAATGTGCATGGAGCCTCTCTTGATGAGATACACGCATGGAAAGACAAGAACCTTTACGATGTTATCAAAGACGGTACATCAGCAAGAGAACAACCTTTAATATTTATGATCACAACTGCTGGGACTGTTAGAGAGCAAGTTTACGACCTAAAGTATGATGAAGCAGAAATGATTATTAATGGATTTGATGATCCAGAAGGTTATAAAGACGAAAGATTTTTACCAATTATTTATGAGTTAGACAAAAGGTCCGAATGGACTGACAGAAAAAACTGGAGAAAAGCTAATCCAGGGCTTGGTACTATTAAGAAAACCGACAACTTAGAAACTAAGGTTCATAAAGCACAAAATAATCCTTTATTAGTTAAAAACTTATTAACTAAAGATTTTAATATCAGAGAAACATCTTCTGAAGCATGGTTAAACTTTGAAGAATTGAATAATACAGCAAACTTTGATGTTGGGGAGCTAAATCCCCGTTATGGCATCGGAGGAACTGACTTATCCAGCACTACTGATTTAACTGCAAGTAGTGTTCTTTTTATGCTTCCAGATGATCCGACAATATATTGTTTATCTATGTATTGGCTGCCAGAAGATTTATTAGAGCAGCGTTCCAGAGAAGATAAAATTCCTTATGACCAGTGGGTTAAACAAGGTTATATGAGAACCACTCCAGGCAACAAAGTGCATCCGAAATTTGTTACTCGGTGGTATTTAGAGGTCCAAAATGAATTAGATATTTATATTCCCTGGATTGGTTATGACTCCTGGAGCGCTAATTACTGGGTTGAGGAAATGCAAGGTCATTTTGGTAAAGAAGCAATGATTCCAGTTATCCAGGGTAAAAAAACATTATCAGGACCAATGAAACAACTGGGGGCTGATTTAAAAGCTCATAAAATTAATTATGACAACAATCCAATAACTAAATGGTGTTTGAGTAATACCTCAGTTGATATAGATAAAAATCTTAATATACAACCCGCAAAGCAGCGTAATCAAAGAAAAAGAATTGATGGTACAGCTGCAATGCTTAATGCTTATGTGATACTCCAAGACAAAATGCAAGAGTATGAAAACATGATTTAGGAGGTGATTATTTGGGGTTATTTGACAAGATATTCGGAGGCGGGAAAACTAATAAAACCACTCAGGCTTTTAAGTTAATCAGTTCATCTAATAATTATTTTTCTCCCTGGTCTGGTGATGTTTGGCAGAACGATATTGTCAGAGCTTGCATAAGGCCGAAATCAGACGCTATCGGAAAGTTAAATCCTAAACATATTGAAGGCTCAGGCGACAGTATAAAAGTAAATGATAGGCCACAAATTCGAGAAGTTTTACAAAACCCAAACTCTTACATGAGTATGCAGGATTTTCTTTCTAAAATGGTTATTCAAAGAGAACTTAACCATAATGCTTTTGCTTATATAGATAGGGAAGATGCAAAAATAAAAGCTATTTATCCAATTCCAGTGAGTAGATCAGAGTTAGTTGAGGACAATTCAAATGATTTATATATGAAACTTTGGTTTAAAACTGGCAAATATGTAGTTGTTCCTTATGAAGATGTTATTCATCTTAGAAAAGATTTTAATGAACATGATATTTTCGGAGACGGCCATTATCAAGCCTTGCAAAATTTAATGGATGTAATAACAAACACAGACAATTCAGTTATAAATGCGATTAAAAATGGAGCGGTTATTCGCTGGTTACTAAAGTTTAAGTCTAAACTTAGACCAGAAGATAAAAAAGTGGAACTTGAAGAGTTTGTCAATAATTATTTGTCAGTCGAGAATGAAGTTGGAGCTGCAGCAACAGATCCGTCTTATGATGCAGAACAAGTTGAGCCCAATGATTATGTTCCCAATGCAGCACAAATGGATCGCTCAATAAAACGGCTATATGCTTATTTTGGTGTAAACGAAAGCATTGTAATGAATAACTATGATGAAGACGAATGGAACTCTTTTTATGAGTCAGAAATAGAACCAATTGCGATTCAATTATCTAATGCTTTTACAAATGTGTTTTTTACCAAAAGAGAGCGAGGATATGGCAATAGAATAATTTTTGAAGCTTCAAACTTGCAGTATGCAAGCATGAAAACAAAGCTGAATCTGCTGAATATGGTTGATAGAGGAGCGCTAACTCCTAATGAATGGCGCAAAGTAATGAATTTAGGTCCAATCAAAGGCGGAGATGAGCCAGTCAGGCGATTAGATACAGCACCAGTAGAAGGGGGTGAATTTGTAGATGAAGACACCGAAGAAGATGAAGAATAAAAAAGAAAAAAGAAACCGTTCTACTGATATTGAATTAAGAGAGTTAGAAGAAGGGCAAAGCAGAACTATTGGTGGTTATGCCCTTAAATATAACCAGCGATCAGAAATATTAACTGACTATTGGGGTGATGAATTTGTAGAAGAATTTGCTCAAGGTGCTTTTGATGCAAGCTTACAAGATAGAAGCCAAAAAGCTCTCTGGAATCATAAGTCAGAACTCCCGCTAGGAAGTGTTAAAAGTGGAACATTAAGGTTTAATTCTGATTCTAATGGTTTAAACTACGACATTGATTTGCCAAACAACTCATGGGGAGATGATGCTTTAGAAAGCATTAAAAGAGGCGATGTTGACGGCAGCTCATTCGCATTTACAGTCATTGATGATAAATGGTCAGAAATAGAGATTGAAGGCAGAACTATTCTTAAAAGAACTGTTTTAGAAGCTGAAATACATGAAGTTAGTCCATGCACTTTCCCCGCTTATTCAAGTAGTGAAATCAAAATGAGAAGTCTTAAAGGTTATAAAAATGAAAAAGAAAAGCGAAAAAGATTAATTCTTTTAACAAAAATTTAAGGAGATGATTAAATAATG